ATTTACGTGTTGCTGCTGCTGCTGCTGGGGCTGTTGGTTTACTTGGAGTTGATTCTGCTGGTACATTTAGATATCAGATTTATGGTGATGGTAGTAACTACGGATTTTTGCAGGGTGCATGGGGGAATTGGGATTTAAACAAAAACGTTAATGGTGAAATGGGGTTGACGGTAAGTGGCACTGTAAGAACTGTAATTCACAGTGGTAATGTTTCTTCTTATGTAACTTCAGTACCATCACAAACTGGTAATGCTGGAAAATATTTGAAAACTGATGGAACTACTGCTACATGGCAAACAGCTGGAGGAATGACCAGGGGCAGAGCAGCCTTCTATTCCGCCTAAATATCAAATAAAGGGAATAACATGGCAGTCGCAAGTAGAGACCAGTTAAAACAATATTGTTTACGAGCATTGGGTAGCCCTGTAGTCGAAATCAATGCAGATGAGGACCAGTTAGAAGATCGTCTTGATGAAGCATTAGAATACTGGAGACAATATCATCCCGATGGTATTGAAAAGGTATACACAAAATTTAATATTAGTGCTTCAGAGATTAAACTCACAACATCAGTTGCTGCCAATTTTGCTTTAGCAGAGTTTGTTGTTGGTGGAACTTCTGGTGCTAAGGCTAAAGTACAGAGAGAAACTACAAGAGTCTCGACTGGCACAACATTATTAGTAACTGGCGTTGTAGGTACTTTTGTTACTGGTGAAACAATTACTGGTGCCAGCAGTGGGGTTACTGCAGTTCTTGGTACGCCAGCATGCACTTTAGGTGTGTGGGATAAAAGGTACATTACTACTCCAGATTTGGTCTATGGTATTACACGTGTATTGCCATTCAGCCAAGCATCTTCTTCTAAAAGTTTATTCGACTTACAGTATCAATTACGTTTAAATGATTTGTATGATTTAACATCTACATCTATCATTTATTATAAAACTGTTATGAGTCACTTGGCTCTATTAGACTTAGAGCTAAATGGCCATCCAATGTTCCGTTTCAATCGTCGCAATAGCAAACTTTATCTTGATATAAATTGGGAAGCTGACGTAGCACTTGGTGACTTTGTAGTTGTTGAATGTTATCGTGCCTTAGATCCAGCAGAAGCTACTAAAGTTTGGGACGAAGCATGGTTAAAACACTATGTAACTGCATTGTTCAAGAAACAATGGGCAACAAACATTAAGAAATTCTCTGGAATTCAACTTCCAGGTGGTGTAACATTAGATGGCGATAAGTTATATGACGAAGCCACTGGTGAAGTAAAAGAACTAGAAGACGAACTGCAAAACAAATCTGCTCCTCTAGAATTCTTCTTGGGATAAAATGACTACAACTAATGTTTACTTTACGAATGGAACTCCTTCAGAGCAGATGCTCATCGAGGATCTCATTATAGAGTCGCTGCGTATTTATGGACAGGAAGTTGTGTACATTCCTAGAACATTAGTTTCTAAAGACAATGTGTTAGGTGAAGATCGTTTAAGTGAATTTAAAACTGCATTTCCAATTGAGATGTATTTTGAAAATGTTGATAGCTTTGCAGGGCAAGGTCCATTCCTTCAAAAGTTTGGTTTAATGATGGAGCAGTCAGCTACATTGGTTGTTGCACGTCGTCGTTGGGATCAATTCATTGGTCGCTATGGAGTAACACAGTTACCAAATCGTCCATGTGAGGGTGATTTAATTTATTTCCCACTCACAAAAGGTTTGTTTGAAATTAAATTTGTACAACATCAAGACCCATTCTATCAACTTGGTAAACTTTATGTATATAAACTTCAGGTTGAACTCTTTCAATATGCTTCTGAGCGTATCGATACTGGTCTTACCGAAGTTGATGCGTTTGAAACACTCAAATCATTCTCAACTAATACAACAAGAACTAAGTATGGTAATGTGACTGCTATTACTGTGACAAATCAAGGTTCTGGGTACACAACTGTTCCTACTGTTTCAATCACAAGTAGTGCTGGAGCGGGTGCTACAGCAACAGCAGTTAGAGGAACTGGTGCGTCAGCAAATAAGATTATTCGTGTTGATATAACTAATCAAGGAACTGGATACCAAATTGCCCCAACTATTACGTTTGTTGGTGGTGGTGGAACAGGTGCACTGGCAACTGCAACTGTTAAAATAGATATTGATAAAGTTGAGTCGTTTGGCGATAACAATACATTTAAGCAAGAAGCGCAAGACGTTCTCTTTTCTGCAACTAACCCATTCGGTGAAATAGATGTTGAGCAGTAATGTATTCTATCATGGTCTAATTAGAAAAACTATCGTTGCGTTTGGTAGTTTGTTTAGTGACATCTATATTGATCGCAAACAGGGTGACTCTGTAACTGGAACAACTATTCAGCGTTTACAGATTCCACTTGCATATGCTCCAAAAGAAAAATGGATTGTTCGTCTTGATTCTGATCCAAACTTAGAACAACATACTTACACAACTCTACCTAGAATGTCGTTTGAAATTAATGGTTACTCATATGATGCACAACGTAAGTTAAATCGTATGCAACAAATCAAATGTGGTTCTGGCATTGACTCAATGACATATATGTATACACCAGTTCCATATAATATTGAGATCTCTCTTTATGTTTTGACTAAAACACAAGAAGATGGTCTTCAAATCATTGAACAAATTCTTCCAACATTCACTCCAGAGTATACGCTTTCTATTAATGCTGTGCCTGATATGAATGTTAAACAAGACATTCCAGTTATTCTAAATAGTGTTAGCGTTTCAGATGAGTATGATGGTGATTTTCAAACTCGTCGTTTTGTTACACATACTCTTAATTTTACATTGAAGACAAGTCTCTTTGGTGCTGTTTCTGGACAAGCTGTTATCTCTCAGGTTGAAGCTAACATTGGACTCAATAACATAACTGATCCAAATCGTATCTATGTTGCAACAGGTGATACTGCAACAGCAACACTTTCTACAGAGAGTTGGTTAGATGGGTTTTAAATAATGGCGCAAATATATAATTCAAACCAGAATTTAAAGGCAGCTGGTGTTCAAATCCAGTTTGCACCTGAGCAGATCGAGGAATACTTAAAGTGTGCACGTGATCCAATCTACTTTATTGAAAATTATTGTATGATTGTTTCGCTTGATCATGGTCTTGTACCATTCAAGCTGTATGAATGTCAAATTGAAAAAGTAAAAGTAATCCATGAGAATCGTAGAGTTATTCTTATGGAAGGTCGTCAGCAGGGTAAAACTACAACAGCTGCTGCGTACATCCTTTGGTATACTCTGTTTCAAGAAGCCAAAACTGTAGCTATCCTTGCCAACAAAGCAACAGCTGCACGTGAAGTGCTTAGCAGATACCAAACGATGTATGAGAATCTACCGCAGTGGTTACAGCAGGGTGTTACTACATGGAACAAAGGTGACATTGAATTAGAGAATGGGTCAAAAGTTTTTACTGCAGCAACTACTACATCAGGTATTCGTGGTAAATCTGTCAACATGTTATACGTTGATGAAACTGCCATTATCCCAAACACTGTTGCTGAGCAATTTTTTACTTCTGTTTATCCAACAATTTCTGCTGGACAAACTACAAAGATTCTACTAAGTTCTACACCACTCGGTTATAATCACTTCTGGAAATTCTGGAATGATGCTGAGAATGATCGTAATGGATTCGTGCCTTTGTTCATTCCTTACTGGAAAATTCCAGGACGTGATGAAAAGTGGGCTGAAGAACAACGTCGTATGCTGGGTGAACTTAAGTATAACCAAGAAGTTATTTGTAAGTTCTTAGGTTCTAGCTCAACGCTGATAAATGCAGATATTATTGCTTCTATGTCTTTTAACAATCCAATACACTCAAAGGATGGTTTGGATATTTACGAAGCACCAGTAAAGGGTCATACATATGTTATGGTATGTGATACTGCAATGGGAGTAGATGGTGACTATTCTGCGTTTACAATTATTGATATTACAGATGTTCCATACAAGTTAGTAGGTAAGTTTAGAAATAATCAAATTAGTCCACTACTATATCCAAACGTAATACATACAATAGCA